CATGCGGACGCGTCTTGCACTCCTTCACATAGCCAGCACTGCCACCCGCGCCAATTATCGCATAAGGGTCGACATGCGCGACAAGCTCGACCTCCTTAAACACGCGCTGAACGTCAAACGTGATGTCGTCGTTTGCAATACATAAAAACTCACCCTCGCTTATTGCATATCCGAGATTCCACGAAGGATTCACGAATAAATTCTCGCTCGGCGTGATGAGCTTAACCTTCGGTATCGAAGGGGGTGCATCAGGCGCGTTGCTGATAACGATTATCTCGCTTACCAGCTCGCAGTCAGAATATCGCTCGAGCATGTCGACCGTGCGATGTGACCGCCACATTGTTGGAATTATTACTGAAATCATACGATTGCAAACTTAGGCAAAAATGTGTTACACGCATACCGAAAACAATCTAATAAGTCCAACTGCTGCTCTATCTTGTTTCTGTCTCCCTTCACCAGCGTGCCGTCAGGTCGCACGCTCGCGTTGTTTAAGTCGAACACCAGCGGCTTTGTCTTTGGCGCGAAAAACTTTACGTCAGCACGGCTCAGACACCCATTAACATGCGCGCGGTTTTTCTCGAGCGACGGGTTGACCGTAGGCACATTCATCTGATACCTTCCAAGGCCGAGCCGCTCGCGGATAATCTTGTAATACGTCAGGTTATCCTTCACCATCGCGCTACCCGAATTTCCCGACGCATCGCCCGTGACGTGAAACATAGCATCAGGATATTGCGCTAGCACATAGTCGCACATGTCGTAAACATTCGACTGCGCTAGCTTGATGCTCTCGTAAACATGCAACATGCCCACGCGGTCGGTAGTGAACACGATGCAACTCATCGGGTTGCGGTTAAAGTCAAAACTCAAAAACACCTCACCGCGCGGCCTCGCCATATCCGCGACAACGTGTTTATGCTCGTCAAACGCATACGCCCAGCGGTTTCCATCGAGGTCAAAATTCGACCAGTCACCCTCCACAAACTGCCTCCTCAACCGCTCATCCATTCTCATCCAGCTGGACCACTGGTCGGCCGTCACCATCGGGTTATCCGACGGCAATGCGTTCAAGTAGTAATATCCATTTGGCAACTCATCAGGCTCAAAAAACACCTGCTTAGGCCATTTCTGCGTTGGGTTAAACGTCAGAAAAACAAACGCTGGAGGCATCGGGTCGACGTAATGCGAGCCAGCCCGCTGCATCGCCATTTGAAACATCGTGTCGCTGAGTTCCTCGGCCTGCTCAAGAAAAAAGCCGTTACATTCGAGACCGAGGTACGCATCGAGCTTCGGGTCGCGGTCGATGTTCTCGCCGTAAAAAAAAATCTTAGCACCCGTCGCCATGTTCGTCAGGTGATAGTTCCCCTTATTTCGATTCCATTTGTAGTTCTCAGACCCCTGCGTGAGTTTCTCAAACGTCGGAATAGTCGTCGCTTCCAATGTCGTGAAATCAGTCCTTACGACTACCCATTTACTGCGCGGGTACATACGGCACAATATCAGCAACAACCCCGCTATGCAGAACGTCTTACCTCCACGGATAGCACCGCCGTATGCCATGATGCGATGCTCGCGGTTTCCCGCGCATGACATCAGCGTCTCGGTGAGAAACTGCTGTTGCTTTGGGTTTATGCTCCAGTCGATACTTGTCATCAAATCTCAATCATAGTTCCATCAGGCAGACGCATTTGCGGCCTCTCCGAAATCTGCGTCGCCGTCGTGCGCTCCTTGTTGCCGTATTTCCACGGGCATAACGCCGCGGCACGTTTCAACCTCACCTCAATCTGCAATCGCGCCCTGTTAGCGTCACCCTTTGGCATCCTCCCCGTAAACAAGTCAGGCCGCTCATTCATCTGCTCATCTGCTATGCGGGTGGCAGCGGCGACCAAAATATCCGCCTGAATTTCATTTGCGGCCTCAAATTCGGCTTTTATTGCTTCGTTGGTATCTATGTACCTTTTTAACTCAATCGTCGAAATTTGGCGGGTTTTTGTGAAATTTACTAAATCGGTCTCGATTGTGGTGTACTGGGCGATAAAATCCCGAAACACCTCTGTCATGTCAGGTGTCATGTCATGTTTTTTCAATCGGGAGGTCGCGCTCATGGTCTGCAAATATACGTTTTTTTCGGTTTTCGGTTTTGTTGACATGAAAGTCCTTGATTTTCAATGCGTTTTGCAAATGTCAACAAAATTTCGATTTTTTGTTGACACGATTGTTGACACGGAAACCCGCGCCAGCAGTGGTCTACAATAATAATAATAATATGTAAACATAAATATATATATATATCGTTACACACACCCGTGTCATGCATCATGTGTATGTGTATGTATGTTTTTTTGCGTTGACATTGTTGACATCGCTACAACCCGCGTGGCTCTAAGGCTGGCGTGTCAACAACGATGTCAACAGAATTTTTGGATTTTGTTGACATATTTTGTAGTTCATTGATATACAAGCACATACGAAAAGCCGATTTTTGGTGAATTTTGTGTCGGCGAGTAACCGAGGTGAATCAGCCAACGTGGGTCAGGGGCATAGCTTAGTGTAGGTTCGACACGGCCTAAAAGGTCGGAATTGATACCGATGAGTACCCGAGGTCGCTTTTTTTGGATGACGGTCGGTCGGGTAATTTGATAGGAAAATGACCTTGAAAGGAGTCTATTGTACCCGATGGTATCTGACACGATGGCAGTGATGGAGGAGTCGCGGATGGTGTCGGAGTGGTGGGTGAGGGTGAAATACGAGCGCAGGATGGCGGCGGTATCGACGTTGGGAGGGATGGGGATGTGGACGGTATCGACGATGGTACGAATGATTTGAGCCGCGTTGTGGTGGTGGACGACGGTTGTGGTATCGTAGTAGTAGTATGCTTCGTCTGTTTCGCGGATGTTGGTTTTAGGTTGTTTCCAGACGAGGTAAAGCGCGACGATAGCGGCTGCGGCGGCGATGGTGGAGGTAATGGAGTTGTAGGTCATCATGCAAGGAAAAACGGGGTTAATCATACAAAGATAAAAAAACCCCGCCTTACGGGGCGAGGTTGCGGCTTGTCAGGCCGCCCTGCGTGGAGCGCGCAGTTAGAATGGAGCGTCGGGGTCAATGTCGAGAGCCGATGGTGTATGTTCGGCTGAGGTGAACGGAATTTTCACGGCTCTGGATGTATTTGCGCCGAAGCGTGTAGAGTCGATTTTTTGCGAGTTTGGGAGGCGGGTAAGGATTTTTGAGTATGAGGTTTGCCACGGCGTATCTCGAAGCAGACGAGCGAGCTGGGTATTGGAGTTGGATATGATAAGCGATTTTGCCCCAGTTATCTCGGACTGCGTTTTTATGCCCAAACGAAGGAGGCGTTTTTGCGCGTCGAGCGAGCCGCGAATTGCGTCGTCGCATATTTCCTGAATTGATTTATGGTGACGGCCGTGCTGGTCTTCGACTTCAATAATGGATTCGAGTATGTATGCGCGCAGGCGAAGCTCGTCCTTCGACTCGTCGAGGGATGTTTCCTCGCTCCAGTCGTTTTCCCGCATAAAGTCGCGTGCTTGTTCGATTGTCGCTGGCTCATCTTGACGGAGGATGAATGCGCCTGCGAGGATAGGCGCGAGCTGGTCGCCCATGTTTATGTCTCCGATGACCTCAGTTGCGGCGGCTTTGAATGTGTCAATGTTTTGCATGATAACATGTATCATTCGGATGGTACGCGCTTGCAGGCGGTTGCAGTATGCGGTTGTGATAAGGCCGTTAATCTCGGCGGCAAGTTGTTTCCAGCGTACCTCTGCGCCTTCGGAGCGGTCGCGCGTGAGGGATAGAATGGTCGTCCTTCGGCGGTCGGCTTGTTGTTTTAGCTGGGGAGATATGGAGGAGAATGCGAACATAGATTGTAGTTCGTAGGTCATGTGGTTGCCTGCGCCCGAGCCTTTGATGACTTGTCCTGAATCAGAGGATGATGCGCCACGGATAGCGATGAGGATATTTTGCATGCGTTGCTGGTCGGATGCGCTGTCTCCTTCGGCTTCATCGAAAAGGACCGGCACGGCATCATGTTGGAGCGCTTGCCGTATTCCTGCGGCGGTGGTGTCACCTTGAACGGCGAGCGCGCATGAGCCTATGAGTTTTCGCATTATGGTGCGATAGACGGTTGTTTTACCCGTTCCTGCTGCGCCAGTTAGCCAAAGGTGCGGTCGCCACGATAACACGCCGCAGATGGGTGCAATTACGCACCATCCTGCGAGGAGGTAGCCGTTAGCGCGGCGTTCCCAGTTAAATCGGTTTAGCAGGGTGAGGAGTTTTCGCGATTCAGAGGCGGCTAGCGGGTCGGTAGTGGAAAGGTGCAGCTCGCGCGATTGTTCGTAGATGTAGTCAGATGTAAACGTGCTGAGAGGGGTGACGATGCCGTCGACGATAAGGTGCTTTCCTGCGTGGATGACGACACGATTGTTGTCGAGCCATGCCCCACGACCACGGACGCGTGTTGGGTCGAATATGCCGCGAGCGGTAGCCTTTTGGATGAGGAAGTTTACGGCGGCGTTTATGTCGAGCTTTGTTTTTGAGGATGGAAATGTCTGCTCCCAATAATTAAGTGGCGCAAGCGTCATTAAATTGGTTGTCGTGAGGTTTGCGGCTTTGAAAATATGCAGCATTTTTGTTGCCTTAGCGTAAAAGACATACGCTGGCGCGTCGCCTGATTTGAGAAACCCCATGATGCGAAACGGCAGATCATCCTCTGTCGGTGGTGTTGGCGGTGGTGCTGGCGGTGCAACCTCCTCGGGCATCAACATCGTTTCAGGTGTCATCCACGTTTTAAACTCCGCTGGCGTAAGGGATAGGTCTGCGGCATCGCCTTTCGCTGGTAGCGACGGATGTATTTTTAAGACGCGCAGGGTGCAGGATAGCTCGGTGAGATATTCCGCGATGCCCTTGATGCGTCTATCTTTTAGGAAACCGCCATTCATGCAGACTTGCCCAGCGATGTCGTTATCAGGCCAAAGGATGACGCGCCTTCCCGTCAGCGGTCGCCAATTTACCTGATGTATGGCTTCGACTCCTCCATGCCATGTGGTGACGACCATGTCGGGGCATAGCTTTTTTGCGGCGTCGGCGGCCTTTTCGCCTTCGACGAGTAGGACGTATTCGTTAGGACGTTTTGCGAGTTCATGGCGGTTGTATAGCTGTCGCGTCGGCGGTGCTTGTTTTACCCATTGAGATATAACTCCGTCGGAGCAATACGTCATGGGGTAGATAATTTTCTTTTGTCCGTTTGGGTCGTGGCGCACGACGAGCGACTCGAGGCGGTTGTTTTCGTCGCGGTATTGCCATATTGCCGTTGCGCGAGGTATGGAAGGCAGCGGCACGTTGTCGGGAACGGGTATTAACGGCGTGTATGTAACCGATATTTTGCGCGGTTTTTCCGTTGTGCCGTTGAGCTGTGCGCGAGCGTCGCTGAAAGATATGTTAAGAAATTTTGTGAGGAACGACTCAGCATTTTTGCCTCCCGTGCCGCAGACAAAACATTTCCATACGTTTTTTTTATCGTTGACTTGTAATGACGCGCTAGTGTCGTCGTGAAACGGGCAGATGCCGACGTGTTCTGAGCCTTTTCGGGTGAGGTTGACATGCCTCCCGATGGCCTCTGATAGTTGCTCCATAGGTGTGTTTTATTGTTCTCTGTATTCTTGCGCTATGCCTCCCGCGTCGGTGACTTGCTGGAGGAAATTGCGTTGTTCTGTGCTAAGTTTTACGTTTTTTGTTTTAAGTTCTACGGCGGTGAAGATAGCGATTTTTTTTCCCACCATGTCGGGCGTTATTTCAACACTCGTCCAGCCGATGAGGTCTGATGATCCTACGCATAGGCCGTATTTTATCGTATGGCCGTTGGCTGTTGTCGCCAGTCCTACGTTGTTGCGAAAAAGCCGCTTGTTCGGCGGTAGGTCGAGCAAGTATTTTTTTATCAGGTTTGCCTCTGTCATGGGGTGCTTATGCGCTATAAATGTGAGTGTATAAACGAGTTAGCAGCCATTAAAAAGACCGCTGTTTAATATGTTCCTCTAATTTTTCATAGAACATTGCTGTACTCCCATATCTGTTGTAATAAACCTCTACTGATTCATAACTCATATCATAATCCTTTGCTGTATTTGCAATGAAAGGATTAACGGCTGCTAACAAGCGGTTAGCGTCATTGCCGTTTTCGTGGTTAATTGAAGTTTTGTTTTCCATATCAAATTTGTTTTTAAGTTAAAGTTTTGTGTTCCAAAGTCGGCAACGAACGCCAACCACCTGAATGTTATCGGCAATCACCTCCATCCCTCCTTAACAATCTTGCCTGCCATGTACGAATTAAGCAATTCGCAAAATTCCTCATAAGCCTTGCCAATATCCTTGTTCTTGACAATTTCTGCCCTCCATCCCTTTGCTTGCATATCTGCCAACCATTTTTTCTGATGCTCCGTTGGATAGCCAGTGACTTTCAATTCCACTGCCATGCCATGATATCCACCCCTTGATTCGAAGATTAAGATGTCGGGAATGCCCGGTGAGCCTCCCAATTCTTTCATCCTGAATCTCTCGTATGGTGTGCGCCTGCCCTCATTATGCGGATGCATCCACAATATCGGTATTCGATAATGCCGGAGGAATGCAGCGATTTCTCGCTGCAATACGTCCTCCGGTGTGAAGTATTTTAGATAAGGATTTGCCATAATTTACATTTTAAGGGATTTTCTCAATTCCTCTGCTCTCTGCCTTGCCCGAATAACAATGTTCTGAATATGGCCGCTGAATTCAGCATCAATGTTGCAATTCTTGATGCATATCCTCTGTTCCAATGACCATTCTTGAAACTTCATCAATTCGTCACTGCCTGCCTTGTCAATTGTCGGGCAATGTTCCTCGACCAATCGCTCAAAGGTTTCAAAATCATACACATGATTGCGGATGATGCGAATTTTCCGATAATCCGGCATTGAATCATCCCCACCCCACTTGAATGATTCAAGGTATATCTGATGCCTGATATCTTCATCCGGTGTATTTGTCAGTACATAAACAACTGCCCCGAATTGCCTTTCATACAACCGCTGATAATCCTTAATCTGATACTCATACCCCTTGTCAAGTGGTTTGATTGCTGCCTTTGCGAATGTAGTCCAATCATAGCTGCACTTGATGTCGATTATCATGTTTCTATACTGATAGTCAATGTCACATTCTCCGGTGGTGAATTCATCTGCCATCCTGATGTGATTCTTCTCTAATGGGAATTGGAATTGTAGATAATTAGACAACATCTGAATGCCCTGATGCTCATTCTTTGTGCCTTTCAGTGTGTACTTGTTCTCTCGGTCATCCACCAATCCTTTGGCATTGAATATGATGTTCTCAATGATTGTTCCATCTGCCGTATCTGATGGCCATTTCTGTGTTGCCAGTGATGCCAGTGATGATGACCTGAATAGCATTGTGTCCGTATTCATCTTAGTCAATTCTCTTAGTGAATA